TTATAAATTGCTGATAGCTGTCTCAAAGATTGAGACGGCTTTTTTTGCACCCTCTTTGGTAGCATGGACATAAGTATTTAAAGTCATTGAGATATTAGAGTGACCTAGTCTATACTGTAAATCTTTAGCCTCTATGCCAGCGTATAGCATGATTGTAGCGTGAGTATGTCTGAAACCATGGAAACTAATATCAGGAACGCCAGCAGCCTTAAAGTGGCCTTGTAGCCTCTTTCTTAGTAAACAAGCGTAGGCGTATTTTGTGGTAAAAGGAGTAAAGACAATACTCTCAGACCGTCCTAGTTGCCATGCCTGGATTTGTTGGCGCTTTTTATATTCCTTAAGGAGTGTTACCGTGGCTGTATCGATGTCAATCTCTCTTAGACCTGCTTTAGATTTAGGCGTGTTTGTTTCCTGGTATCTATTCAGAGTCTTAGAAATGCTTATAAAGCCTTTTTTTAGGTCAATATCAGACCACTCAAGAGCTAAAGCCTCTCCGATACGGCAACCACTAGCGAGCAATGTCTTATAAAGAACGTAGTCAAAGAAATTTTCATAGCTAGACAAGTCTAGGTTATCCAGGTAGTCTAAAAACTGTTTAAGTTCCTGGTTGCTGAAAAATTTGACTTTGTGCTCTTTATTTTGTTGCTTACGTGGGATAATGACATCTCTAGCTGGGTTGTGTTGGATCGCTTGCATTGTAACTCCATACTGGAGAATACGGCGATTTATATTGTTTAGAAAGCTATAGTTTGCATATGCCCCTTTTTCGCCCTTATTGGCCTTGTCAGCCCACTTATTGACTTGTTGCTGAATAATGGGAGTAGTAAGTTTATCTAGCTTGTAATCGCCAAAAACAGGCAAAATATGAATTCTTACGATACCCTCCATAGTTTGCTGAGAGTTAGGCTTAATTGTATTCTTGTAACTCTCCCACCATAAAGCGACTAGCTCCCTATAGGTTGTAATGGTTGGTTTCTCCTTTACACTACATCCATTAGTTACAAAAGCATTAATAGCTTCTCTAGCTTTGATCTTAACGCCCTTTTTAGTATTGGCTGTAACTGTTGTCCTAGCCTTTTTCCCTGTAAGTTTATCAACGCCTAAATAAACACTTGCACGGTACACTGTAGCACCGTTTTTCTTTTTGTATTCTGTAATATTCATAGTCATACCTTTCTAACATCAGTAAGCAAGTATGGGATTTAGTTAAGTATTTATGAATATTGTTTTTATATAGTGCCGAGAGCTACGAGAATAGCCCTATTTTCGTTTATTTTAGGTGTGATGATAAATTATACCGCTAATCTATAAAATCGCTTAGAGAGCGCTTTAGGGGTTATTTGTCTTGATTAAGTCTTTTATGATACTAAGTAAATTAGTACGCTGATGATCGGAAAGCATAGACCAATAGGCTATTAAATCGTTTAATGATTTAGGGAGCTCCCAAAGGTTATGAATTGCGCTGTTGATTGTACGATTTATAAAATCTTCATAAGGTTCATCTAAATTATCTTTAAACTCGTTGTATTCTATGCTAAACTCATTCTTTAAGAAATTAAGTAACCTATCCTTATTTTCTATACCTATTGATTTTGTAACTAAATAGATAGGATCTACAGCCTCTATATCGGTAACACCATTTTTATAAAGACTAGATTGCTCTTCTACAGGTATTTTTTCGCTATACCCTAGTAAATAAGGGACAGAGACCCTAAAGTGATCGGCAAGAGTCTGAGCTTGTTCATGTTTAATAGCAGGGTTTTCTTCCTTTTCCCATCTTGAGATGGTCATAGAGGTAACGCCTAATAAATCGGCTAGTTCCTTTTGGGTGTACTTTTCCCTTGTTCTCAGTTCTTTAATTCTATTCATATTTTAATTTCCTCACTTAGATTATAACACAAAAAAATAAAAAATAACAAAAATGTTATTTAATACTTGCAATTAACAAAAATATTAGTTATAATTTAGCTATTAACAAAAATGTTAATAAAAAATAGAAAGGAGGAGAGGCATGATAACTATTACAGCAAGCCAGGCTAAAGCTATCCGAAGAAAGCAGGCTGACAATATGCTTACAAACCAAGAGGTAGCTAAGCAAATAGGAATTAACCCTATCACTTATCGCAAGGTTATTCAAGGCGGAGAGGTAAAGAATAGCATTTATCAGAAAGTCATGGAATGGCTGGCAGAAGATTATTAAAGCAACAAAAAAAGCCTAAACAGTCGGCAAACTAGCAAGGCTTTTCACTTAAACAACTAAAACCAAAATAGCAAGTATGGGATTTAGTTAGGTTTTTATTTAATTATATCACAAAATAGTGATTTGTGCCCAAACGAGAGAGCACTAACTCTTTAAACTGGTTCTTATTCATGCTTTCAATTTGGCGACTCAGAGCATGAATAAGAGTGGCAGGAAAGGCATTAAAAAGGTGCTATGACTTTTTCCCAATTTTGGAAGAAAGTCCTGGAGCAACTATACAAATAAAACATAATTGAGGTAAGAACATTATGGGCTTAAGTAACAAAAATATCAAGACTTTAGGAAATCAAATCAATGACATTATACTACGTCTTGAGCTTATGCAACTTGTTAGTGACGCTTTAATTTTAGCTGAAAACAGTGGAGCAGACTCTCAAGCGTTAAAACAGAATATGTCAGATACTCTTTGTACAATTTCTGATCAGGCAAAGCAACTACAAAAAGAGCTAGACATCATAGCTTGTAAGTTGACTAATTGTGACAATGATGAAGAATTGGAGGCAATTAGAAAGTATTGTGAATGAGTTAGACTTAACAACAGGGCAGAGTGTCGCTCTACTAGCTATCTTGCTAATACTCTTAGTTTATGAGCTTTATAGCCTATATAATGATAACACGGATAAAACAACACCAGGACAGGAACAAAAGAGCCTGGAGCTAAATCCTGACTATGGAGCATATATCCAAATAGCAGGCAAGAGACACAATTAGAAAGGGGCGTAAAATGCAACTATTATCAAGAGAGGCAGAGCTTGAGCTACTGGAAAAAGTGGGAGATCACTTAGAGAAAAGGCTTGAGCTTGAAAAGCAGCATAATGACGGCTGGGACTTAATTGCTAGAGCTGATCTACTAAATAAGCTAGGGATCAGTGGCACAACGTTGAATAATTGGGAAAAACACGGCTTAAAGCCGTATCAGTCGCCTTTTGAGAACAGTAAGAAGATTTATTACCGTAAGACCGATATATACAATTTTCTTGCAGTAGATTAGGGGGAATAATGACAAAGAAAAAAGAACAATGGACACCCGTCATAAAAAATCTACGCAAGGTAATTGTGGACGGTGTGGAGCAATGGGTGGAATTTGAAACAGAGGGCTATGTCATTCCTGCTGGTCACTCTTATTATGACATCATCAGGGGAATTAACAAGGAGGTGCAACGGAAGAAAAATGGGAAATCGTAGAATGATAAGTAAGACAGTAACCCAAACTCAGAGATTTTTGAGGCTACCGTTAGAGGCCCAGGCTCTATATTTTCATTTAATTCAAAACTCAGATGATGATGGAGTAGTAGAGGCTTTTCCTGTTGTTAGAATGATAGGGGTTAGTGAGGATAGCCTAGGACTTTTGATAGTCAAGGAATTTATCAGGCCACTTAATGATGAAATGGTTTATTTTATTGTGGATTTTCATGAGCAGAATACTGTTAGAAAAGACAGATACAGTCCTAGTATCTATAAGCATTTATTAGAAAAGCCACCTGAGGAATATACTGGTTTACCAATGGACAACCAAACGGAAACCACTGGTTTACCCAATCTAAGTCAATCTAGGTCAAGTCAAGATAATCTAAGTCAATCTAGGTCAAGTCAGAATGACGAGGACGAGCATGAAAAACCAATCTTTGAAAAATTAAAGTCAGCTTTTGGTCAAATGTCAGTCAATGGGACAATGATAGAAGAAGTGAGAGACTTGTTAGAGATCCATGGCAAAGAGTTAGTTATCCATGCTCTTGAGGTAACTATCCTAAACGCTGGTAAGTCAATTAGATATACCAGGTCAATTCTTTCAAATTGGCAGGGTCTAGGACTTAAAACAGTAGAGCAAGTTAAGCAGCATGAAGAACAAAGGCAAAAGCTGAAACAGTCACCTAAACAAGCTGATCCTATTAGCCGTGAGGAATGGCTAAAAACACGAACAGAGGAAAACCCATTTTAGGAGGGGAAACAATGGAAGATAAATTTGAGCAATATAACAACAGAAAAATTAGTGATAAGGTGTGTGAAGTGCACCACGTTAATTTTTGGCAAATTTCAACACCTATTAGAGGCAGTAAGGAACGGAATATACAAGAGTTTTGTCCTGAATGTACAAAGGAGTTAATAGATAGACAAGAGCAAGAGGGGGTTAATAATACCTTGAATGCTGAGACATATCTAAAAACCTACAATGTCCTTATGCGAGACAGTACGATCCCTAGAGAGTTGAAAGAGGCTAGCTTTGAGAATTTCATAGCTGAGACAGCCGAGGAAAAGCAATTACTGGAGTTTGCTAGAGGACAAGTGACTAAATACCTAGACGGTATGACAGGAAATACCTTATTTACAGGATCTACAGGCATAGGGAAAAGCCATTTAAGCGTTGCTATTGCTAAGGCTATAAACGAGGGCTACAAGGCCAAAGGAGAGCCTAAAAGCGTGTTATTTGTCAATCTAACAGAAATCCTTAGACGAGTTCGAGAGAGCTTTAACGCTCCTACTAGTCTAGAGGGCTATTACTCAAGAATGCTAAAAGAGGTTGATTACCTGGTACTTGATGATTTAGGTATAAAATCAGATAGCCCTAACAATAAGGGTAAATCTGCCTGGGAAGAAGAATTTATCTTTGATATTCTCAGCAACAGAGAAAAAACCATCATCACTACAAACTTGAGTAGCTCAGAAATCGCTAGTATGTATAGCGACAGAGTGGCCAGCCGTGTCAGAACAGGCCTAGAGGGGAACTTTTTCAAGTCATTCACGATCAAGGATAAACGATACTCAATTAGCAGCCTAAAAGATAAAGTCGCTCAAAACTACGTAGGTTAAAAAAGTATGCACTGGGTGCAGGTGCACCCTTAAAAGGTGGAGGTTTTGCATTCCAAAAATGGAACTCAAAAAAGCTCAAAAAGGAGCTAAAGTACACTAAAAAGGGTAGTAAAAAGCGTTGAATATCTTAAAACGTCAGTTATATCAACGCTTTAGGACTACTGAGATTACAATAAGTTTATATATTTCAAGTAAAGGAGTAATCAAAATGACAAACTACAAAGAAAAACACCGTTTCAGTTATAAATTTGAAAATACTGAACATGCAAAGGCAAACAAAATAGCTGATGTGGCAAGTATTGCCATTCATGGTTATTTCATAGGTACTGGAAAAAGTCCAGTAACAGAAACAACTATTAGTGGAGATGGAACTATAACAGTAGATTATCAAGGTAGGACAGCAATGGGGACAGCCCTGGAACGTATTTGTTTAGGTTTTGCTAATTACTATGAACAGGATACAGAGGGAGAGGAGGCTTAGTATGATACAAAAGACAGAACAGCTTAAAGATTTGCTTGATCGAGGCTTTGTTTTATACTCAAAAAATGGTATAATTAAGTCAGCCAAGTTACCAGAGTTTGGTAGTCTAATCATCAAAACACAAGATGGTAAACCCATTCAAAAGGAAACTAGGCAAAAAGAAAAAATTTAGCTGCTGACTAGAAAACTAGAGGCATGATATAAGAGTTTAACTGCTCTTTGTCATGTCTCTTTTTGTTTTAGTCAGAGAAAGGAGGAACTTTGGGAACAGGGGTAAAAGTAAAGATAAATCTAAAAGGGATTGAGCGTAAGGTAACACCTATGGGATTAGCGAGAGCCAAAGAGGCAGTCACTAATCAGATGGTTATGGACATGCACCGTTTTATACCTAGGCGATCTGGAGAACTTAGAGCAAACTTGACTAAGGCCAATGGGAGAATAGTCTATAATGCACCGTATGCAAGAATGCAGTTTTACGGCAAGAAACGGAAAGGGTTCGTTTCAGATAAACAGCGTAAGTTTTTCTTTGCGAATAAAGAGGAACTACTAAAATATAAAAAAGCCCCAGGAACAGGACCTAGATGGGATGAAAAAGCTAGCGCTCTATATTCTAAGGACTGGGAACAAGTAGCTAAAAGAGCGCTAGAATTGAAATAAAGGAGAATTACCATGACACTACAACAAATAAAGGCACAAATTTACAGCCTAGGAACTTATAAGCAACAAAAGATTGAGGCTTATGGAGCAATGGAAAAAGAACTTTTGGAAAAAGTTCGAGATCAGGTTTTATATCAGTCTGAGGCTGAGCTACGCCTGGAGAATTTTAAGAAAGAGGCCGATCAGTACTCAGATACTGAGTATGCAAACATTCTAGCTAAGCTAGAGAACTTTGAACAGACAGAACTAGAGAAAATTAAATCAGAGTACGAAACAGTAACGGCTGATAATGTTGCTGAATTGAACTTGCTGAGCACTATGAAAGTATCAGAGCAAGAGCTGCTAAGCTACTTAGAGAAATACAAGCGCAACCCATTAGCCATTAAAAAGTTGCATGAAATTGGAGCAGCTAACAACATTGCTTTACCTAGCTATATCCTGAAAGAGGATAGCCTAGCTGAGCTGCTAAATGTATTCAAACGATATGCTAAGAGTTATCATGAAACTCCAATCATCGATAGTAACGGTTCAGCAAGTGATCTAGCTTTCATGTTAGTTTTAGCTAGTGATGAATTAAATACAGCTTTAGAAACATATTCTAATCATTTTGATACGGCTCTAGGGCTTTCTGAGAGCTTGTAAAACTAGTTAAAAGTGTATCAGCGATAAAATTACCCTGATACACTTTTTAGAACGGTTTACGGAGCGTTTAGAGCGTTCCAATGAAGTATAATTTCCGAAACGAACACGGTGAGAGGGTACTAAATGGAGAGAGATGTTAGAGGGCGTTTTTTACCAGGAAATCAAGTTGCTAGAGGTAATCGAGGGAATAGACAACCGAAGTATGGAAATAATAATGCTATGAAACACGGTTTATATAATCGTTATACGGGACTTTTACCTAGTAGAAATGGCGGCCTTTCAATATATAAAAACGGGGTATATTTAGGCTCTTTACATAAGAAATACTATCACACAACAGAAAAGGGCGAGATAATGATAGACGTACAAGTAGTACAACGCCTAATAGATGTTTGTGGATTGCCAGAAAGTCTTTTCGGAGATCCTGAGTTCGTTGAATACTATGAGTAATGTCCGTTTTTGGACTTAACTAAAACAAAAAAAGCCAAGGCGTTCCGCCTCAGCTATAATCTCAATAATATTATTATACCATAAAGGAGGCCAAGGCATGACACCAGAGCAGGTAAAAGAAAAACTAGAGGGCGTCAAGTGGATCAATAAAGAAATAGAGGGCTTATATTTAGAGCTTGCAGCTTTAGAAAGTGGTATTATCAAAAAGCAAGAACTGAGCACTACCAGAGTACAAACAAGCAGGGTAAATACGGCAGAGAATAACCTTATAAGCGTTCTAAAACTAAAAGAGGACACTTTACAGAGAATTGAGCGACTTACTGAAGAGAGAATGGAAGTATCTAGGTTGATTGATAAGCTGGCCAATCCGTTTGAGCGTTCTGTTCTAAGGCTTTTTTACTTGAATGATCTCGACGCTTGGGAGGTTGCTGAGGAAATAGGTAAATCTACATCCTCGATCTATCGGGCGAAGCAGGAAGCTATAGAACATTTAACAGGTATAGTAAATGGGGATTGATTTATACCTATGTAAAAGCCCTAAGATTACCCTAAGGTAACATATTTAAAAATAGCAAGATTTTAGCAAGGTACAGGGCTTTTTTAGAACCATAAAATGGTAAGGTTTTGGTAAGGTATCGAAGTTTTCTAATGGTGAGGTTTTGGTGAGGTACAGGAGTTTTTATAAAATAAAAAATGTAGAAAAATTCGCGAAAAGTGGAGAATTAAAAGGTTATTATGGTATAATCTAGGCAGTAATAAATAAGGAAAAAAAGATGAAAAAAATTTCAATCTTTATAGATGACTCTGGGGTTTTCCACTCTAATCATAAATATTTTGTATATGCTGGTTTTTGTTTTCTTTCTAACGAGGATAAGACAGCTGCAAAAAAGAAGTATCGCTCGCTTAATTCAAAGATAAAAAAAGAAAAGGGCATAGAGGGAGAGCTTAAGGCGTCAACCATTGAGAAAAAGCATAAAAACGCCCTATATAAAGTCCTTAGAAATGAAATTAGTTTCTCTGTGACAGTTAATTTAAAGCGTGTCCATTCAGGCGTTATGAAAGATAAAAAATCACGTCAACGATTTAAAGACTACGCTCTAAGGAGAGTAGTGAAAGAATTATTTAAAAAGTTACTTGAGCAGGGCGCAATAAGTAAAGGCGATGACATTGAACTTTATCTAAATATTGACCAGCAAGGTGTAGCTACTAATGGTTTGTATGGTTTAGGCGAGGGTATCCATGAGGAGTTTAAGTATGGTATTAATAACTTTAACTATGGAAGTTTTTACCCTCCGATTTTAGAGGGAGAATTCGTAGTCTATACAAAGTCATGTATCTCAGCAAATGACTACCTTATACAAGCTGCTGACATCTTAGCTAATAGAGTCTGGAACTCTTATGAGAAACAGGTCAAAGAGTTGCTAAATATCCCTAATCATATAATTTTAAATTTACCGTAGTTTTTACTTGCCAAAAGTCTGCACGTGGTATAAAATGGAATTACAGGTATAAGTACACTGTTTAAACATCTGAACTGTGATTAAAGCAATTAAGTGTATGTTAAGTACTCCACACTCAGATGGGAAAGCACCGAATGGTGCTTTTTTTGTAACATTTTGATATAATATTATTGAGGAAATGAAGTAGAAAAATATCGGACGCACACGCACCCGAAAGGGTATCTGAGAGGTGGGGAATGTCCGTCCCACCATTTCCTAAGCGCTTAGAATAATCTAGGCGCTTTTGCTTGCCTTGTTTGAAAGAAAACACTACGGAAAAGGATTTGATTTATATGGCAATATTAGATGATTTACAAGCGTTATATGATAACGGTTGGGACGCCTCTTTTGTCTACAAAGGGCAAGACTGTGCAATCTTACCCAATTCTGCAACGGACATCCAAGTCTCTATAGGAGCTCAAACATATGTAGTGTCCTCTCTTGATGAATTAGCAAACTTAGACATTGACGGTCAAAAATTGTCACAAATAATGTCTAAAACAGAAGTACAGTATTATTAA